TTTAAAGATCGAATAGCCAACGTGGTCAATGATTTAAAAAGAGCCCGGCGGGGAATTCTTGTTTTTACCCGATTTGTTAAGGAGGCCCAGTATCTGACGGATAATATTCCCGGCGCCGCAATAATAACCGCAAAGACCCATAAGAGAATCCGGGAACAGACCCTTAATAGTTTCAAGTCAGGGAGAATTCCGGTTGTCTGCAATGTTGGGGTGTTGAGTGTCGGATTCGATTATCCTGAACTCGACACGATCATTATGGCAAGGCCTACCCTGAGCCTCGCACTTTTTTATCAAATGATCGGCAGGGCAATAAGACCCCACCCGTTAAAGGATCATGCCCTTGTGGTGGATATGTGCGACAACCTTCGAATGTTTGGGTCCATTGAGAAACTAAGGATTAATGACGGTGGTAACGGAAAATGGTTTATTTCCAATAATGGGAAGCAGTTAACCAATATCTATTACGGAGAAAGGAGTGGGCATAATGGGCGAAAAGTTTGGAAGGCGAGAGGTAAGAATCAGATTAATCGAGAAAATGTTGGGGACCGTCCCGAAGGACAAGGAGATTTACAGGACCTATATCGCGGGAAAGAAGAATGATCTAGATGAAGACAAAGTGGACGAAGAAGTGAAGACCGTGGAAGAGGTAGAGGAAAAAGGCTGGACCGGATTTCATAAGGATGATCAAGGCCTGTTTCTCTTTGACTACCTGATTAAAGGTTTCCTGAAAAGCGGGATTGAGGTTTCCATGGAGATGGGCGCCATAAGTAAGATCGTGGCGTACAAGAAATGGATTGATTTAATGGCGTTTGTGTGGCCGAGACGGATTTATCTCGGGATTCAGGAACCGGACGGGACCTTAGAGCGGCCTTTACGGACCATGACGGCAAAAGGCCCCCGGGTGGCGTTATCCCGGAGCGACTACGTGAATGAGGGCCGGGAGATAGCCTTTGAGATTGAGATTTTAAAGAACAATAAGGGTTTGAACTGGGACGCGGTTGAGCAGGCTCTGGATTATGGGCGTTTTGTGGGTTTGGGCCAGTGGCGAGGATCCGGGGGTTACGGCCGGTTTGAACTGGTTTCTGTTGGGGCGGTGATGAAGAAAGCGTAGGTATAGTTTGGTAGAGTGATGTAATGGTAAGGTAAGGTTAGGTGCCGTTGGGTAGAGGCAACGTCTGGTAGGGTACTGTTTGGTAAAGTAAAGTGGTGTTTGGTAAAGTGATGTAGAATGTAGTGACGTGTAGAGGCAACGTAGGATGAAGATCGGTAACGGTGGTGTACTATCCGGCGCGGTAAAGTCGAGGCAACGTTAAGTCCTGTACCGGCATGGTGGTCCGAGGTGATTTAAGGTGGCGGTAAGGTTACGTTATGTCTTGTGGCGGTCCTGTTTAGTGGGGTGCTGCTTGGTGGGGTAGCGGTACAGTCAAGCGCGGTGTTGCTTCGGTAATGTGCTGTGCGCTCATCGTAATGCTGTGGTAGGGTCTGGTTCAGTGCAGTCGAGTAAATGCGAAGTGCGGTGCAATTTGGCATCGGTGTGGTGGAGTGCAGCTTAGTCCCGTTTTGGAATGGTGAGGTGAAATATAGTATTAGTGAATAAAAAACTTTCCATAGCAGAGCAATTCAGGATTAAGGCCCTTCCAAATCAGTCGGAGGTGGACCGGGGATTTTGCAAAAAACATTGCTGTGCATGGCACGGAACATGGTGCGGTACGATCCGTGCCCCGGAGTATCGGATGGGTAAGTGTTTATGGTCTTGGAATGAGATAAAGAGAAAGGGGAGATGGAAATGAAAGCGATAACGATTAGGAACCCCTGGGCGCTTTGGATATTATGGGGATGGAAGACGATTGAAGCGAGAGCGGTAAAGCCGAAAATATGGCAAAGTTATGCTGGCGAAAGAATTGCCATCCATGCCTCGAAACTTATGGACCCGCAAGGGCTTTCCCTCGCCAGGCCCTATCTTACCGAATATCAATGGGAGAAAACACTTGAGGAACTGGAATTGGCTATGTCTGAGGATAGACGAAAGATTACGGATCCGAGATTCGGGACCGTTCTTTGTACGGCATTTGCGGCGGAGCATCGAAGGTTGACCGTTAATGATGAGCTTTACGCCCTGTGCGACTGTACGAGATTTTGGGGACTGACCCTAAGCGATATACGGGTATTGTCCCGGCCTTTACCCTGGCAGGGAACGTATAGGGTTTTTTCCATACCTGACGAGTTTATAGAGGAAGCGTACTAAGGAGAATAAACAATGGCATTAAACATAACGAAATTAGGACGACTCGAAACTCAAGTGGGATTAGTCAAAGGGAAAAAGCTGAGATTCCTTGGCCAGGTTGGCCCATGCCTTAAAGATAATTGCCCCATTAAGGACCTCTGCCAATACGCCGCTAAAAATAGCGCTGATTCCAGATGCACCTATGCCTATGTTTTTTTAAGTTCCCTGTATCGGGAATGGGTGGATGTGGAGTATGGGATTGGGGATGTCCTGAACCAGATGGAGCTCGATCGGATTGGCGTACACCTTATGCCCCTCTATTACCAGCTAATCCGCTTTCACATGGACACATTTAACCTGGAGAGAACAACGTATGAGAATAAGGCTGGGGGAAAGTTTGAATATCCACAGTTTAAGTCAATCCGGGAGGTTTTACACCAGCTCCGAATTGAACTCAAGGAACTGAACCTCGAAAAGAAATGGGAAAAGAAGTTTGGCAATGATAAAGCCCTCCCATCTCCGAGTTTAGACTTACTTAACCCCGACAACATGCAGCGCGGTCGAGTTGGCGCTTATGAGGATATGGTCGCAAAGGCAAAGGCGGGTAAGAAAAAATAATGGAAAATGAAAGTGGCGTGGATTACAGGGACGGCGGAGAAGGGATGATCAGGTGGGCCGAGGACAAAATCAATGTCTCGATAACCCCTTTCGGGTCCCCGGTCCCAGTGTGGGTTCCACTGGGGAACTTGCCAAGGGACAGGCATCCCGTGACAGGCCGGTCATACTGGGATATGTGGGAGGCCCAGAAGGATATCCTGCGCGAAGCTCTCAGGATGGAAAACGGAACGTATGTTTATCGACAGGTCGTTTTCTGTTGGCCTCGAGGTGACGGAAAATCGCTTATGGTCTGCTTAATTGAACTTCACAGGTTTTTCAACTTCCCCAGGCAGCTAATCGTATGCGGTGCAAATTCAAAGGATCAGGTACAGTTTGTTCATTATGACATTATGCGGGATCTCATTCTCCATTCCCCGAAACTCCTGGATGACCTCGGGCGAAAAGCCATCCAGGTGAAGAGCATGGCATTCAGGGATCAACATGGCGCCATCCAGTCCGAAATGAAAACCATTTCATCTTTTTCAGGGATTGTCTCGAATATCAACTCCTATACGTTCTCAGAAATGTTTCAGCAGAAAAAGTCGGACTTTTACGTTCAACTTGACGGATCTATCCGGAATATCCCCAATGCAATGGGATTAATTGATTCCACGGTATCGGAAAAACTGCATCAACTTTACCGTCTGTATGAGGCTTTTCTGACGGGGAAGGACCCGACAATTTATTTCTCTTATCGTTGCAGTAAAGAAGGGGACCAAGATGATTACTGGCACCCAAATATGACCCATGACCAGCTTAATTCTTATAGAATAAAGTGGCCCTTCGGTGACTTTGAGAGGTATTTCCTTAACTTATGGGAGGCCGGGGGAGATAAAGTCTTTTTACCCGAGATGATTGAGGCCACACACTATTTAGGCATTGACAAGACCCCCAATATGCACAATGCGGTTATCGAAGCGATACTGAAGAGAGATAAGTTCTACAAACAAAAGGCGGAGTTTGCCACGGACGGGATTGACATAGTATCTTCGGGATCAACGGTTACGGAGATCGAAAGAAGGCTTTGGCCCGTCGAGAGTGTTTACCAGCTTCGAACTAAGCAGAATCAGCCTAAGATGGCGGAAGCGTCAGACCTGGAAAAACTCAGTGATATTTTTGACACAAACTGGTCAATCATTGGGGCTCTGGACCGCGGGGATCCAATGAAAACGAAAACATCCGCCAGAACGATTGTCGGAGGGATTGCAAAGGGTCTGATGGGTAGCAGGACAAACCCGTTTATAGTCGCGGATGAGGAGGCCCCAGCATATCTGTATATCGTCATCCACATGGCGAATATCGAAGACCACAGCCTGGAAGGGATAAAGAACCAATTCCAGTTTATCCATAATGAGTTTGACGGATTAGACATGATCGGAGGGGAACGTTGGGGAGCGTGGGATCTTGCCCCATGGTGTGAAGACCGGGACCGGAATATCGGCCTTGATCTATGGGTCGCAACTTATGATCGGCAAAAGGCGATGTTCTCAGAGTTGTTTAATGCGGTTAAATTTGGGCGGTTTAAGATTCCACCCCTTGCGATAGCAGGGTTTAAAAAAGATGATATCTTTGAAGAGGAGGCCGAGGTTTTTGATCATCAACCCCCGGCCCCAGGGAAAAAGGCGGGTTTTTTTGGCAGTCCGGATAAGTTTGTGAAGAATGGCGCCCAGGACGATG